TTATATTATTTAATCTTATTCTTTTTCTTGAATCTGCATATCATCATGGTCGATTGTTTTTATTTCCATTCCAATAGATTCGCCATTGACAACATTGTGATCTCTAATCTCTTTTAGTTTGGCTTCTAACTCTGGTCTGGACATATTATCAAGTGAGGCAGTCACTACTTCCTTACGATCTACATAGAAACCCGCTAACTGACCGCGACGAAACTCAGCTTGAACAGCAGGTCCCAACTGACCATTAGCAATCGCTTGTTCTCTTAATCTTGACAGTTCTCGTTGATGACTAACAAAAGTAATCTTACTTGCTTCTGCATACTCTCTTTGTAAGTCCTCAATAGCTTTTACCACGTTAGGAAAGTATTTAGGATTTCTTAGGTTGCAGGCTTGTGATACTGCTGATCTTTCAGAATATCCTGCCTGTCTAGCACATTCCGTCGCCGTGAGGCGACCATTTTCTTTTACAAAGATTTCTACAAATCTTTTCTGTTTAGGCGATAGATCGCCATTTTTAATCTTAGGCATTTTTTTACTTTAATACACTTTTTCAATTCTGTATAGATTATTTTAATTCAATATTATAATTAATAATACTACTTTCAGTTCAAAAAAGACATATAGAGTGAGTTACTTATGGTTACCTGTGGTTACGTCATCAAAGTAACCGTATTATTGTTGATTTACAATGGTTTTTGACTAAAGTTACGTGGTTACGTCTATTTTGTCGAATTTGAAAAACTACAAATCACTTTCAGTTTAAAATATCTATAGGAAACTAAATATTGACAAAATAATCCTATAAATTTATAGTTAAATAGGGCTAATGAACTATTCCTCCTTTATAACTATAGGACCCCTTTCTTCGAGGTCGTTTTTTCATTGAGCATTAGCCCTAAAAAATGTTGCAATGATAATTGTGAAAAAAACGCAGTCGTAATAATCAGAGATATTTTGTTTTATTGTGCAGAATGCTACATCATGATAAAAAAATTAAATGAAAAAAAACCCTCAAATTGAAGAAATCAGTCCCATGGTCCTTGTTTCGTGGTACGACGCCAAAGACGGAGAAACAGGTTGGCATAGCCTAGAGGATATAAAAAAAGAAAGACTAGCCATTTGCCATTCAATAGGTTGGATGGTATACAAAGACAAAGAAAGAACTGTGATCATGTCAGATTATTCAGAGTTCGATGAAGAAAAAGAGGGCGGACGACACATAGTCATTCCGTCAGGTTGGGTAAAATCAATCGCCTTTTTAGACGTAAAAAGATTGGAGAGAAATTAAAATGGATATGCAAAGACTATTAAAATCAGTGCGGGACCACGAAGGCTACCGCAACAAAGTGTATCTCGACACATTGGGAAAAAGAACCGTGGGCGTCGGGCACCTTTGCGTCGAAGATTTTTGGGAAGATGATAAAGAATACGACGAAAAATTTTTAATGGAAATATTAGAAAAGGATTTAGAGAACGCAATATCAGGAGCAGAAGAGCTATTAAAAGGTTGTAATTTACCTTCTTTAGCTAATGAAATTGTAGTGGAAATGGTTTTTCAATTAGGAAAAACAGGAGTCTCTAAGTTTCATAATTTTTTAGCTGCTCTAAGAGATGATCCACCTCAATGGTTGACAGCAAGTGAAGAAATGCTCGATTCGCGTTGGGCTAAACAGACCCCGAACAGAGCAAAGAAAATGTCAGAGCTTATGGCAAGTCTTGCGTAATGGAAGAAGAAGTCATACCAGAGGTCTGTCCTATCTGTGAATTTGACTTGGAGGATTGCGATTGTTTCACATACTAATAATTATATTCTTACTACTTATCACGATTTTATTAGGTTTTTTATGTATTATGATCTATGCGATCGGCGATCAGTTGCACGAGAGCCGAGATCCCAATAATAAAAGAGATTGATTTTTTATCTCCGATTAGTGTAGAATAGGAAGTTTACACACTAAATTAAGGAGATTATTATGAACATTGAAGAAATGAAAAACGTCATCGTCTATTTAACAGACAAAGTAACAAAATTAGAACAAGAAAACATTGCATTATCCAATCAAAAACTATGTGGTTGCGTTGAAGAAGAAGATATCCCGGTATCTCCTAAAGAAAATATTATAAATTTATTTCCGAACACGAAGGCGTAAACGAATACGGCGACGATTTCTTCTTTTCTTCGAGCCTATTTTACGACGGCCTTTGTGTTTTTTCTTTTTTAGAACGGAGCTCATCTCTATCCTGGTCCCATTGCTGGACTCTCGCTCGCCAATAATCTCTTTCTTTCGCGGTTAAATCTTCCCAGCGAGCTTGTTTAAATCCTTTCTTGTCTGATTTATACCGCAGGTTCTTTGCTCTTTTATCATAAATTACATTTTCCACGGCGGTATCAATCATTCATTTCGATAAATTTTTTTTCGTGCTTTTTCCAAAGACGACGACCCTCTTCTAATGTTATTTCCCAATCAATAACATCAAACTCTTTATGAGAACCGTCGGTGTAATGAACTCGGACGCGGTTTATAACGTCACCAGAATCTGGATTTTTTTCTTGAAATCTAATAACGCCACTAACTATTTTTTTTAGCATCGGGAACGTGTCCCTGTGGGGACATGTTAGTGAAGTACGCAGTGCGCACATCCTTTATCGCATGCTGAAGATCTGCCTTTTCTTTTAATATCTTGTATAACTCTTTAATATGCTCGGCGTGATCGTGTTCTGCACTTGTAATATAACTACAAGTATTAACTAATAAAACCTCTTTTGCCTCTAACTCTGATAAGTCTCCAATCATTTTATTTAAAACTGATACATATAATGCTCTTCTGACATTATCTCTGATCTGTTGATCTGACATCGTGGTCTTCTCCATTCTGTAAATTTGGTTGATTACTTTCTTGTTCGTGTTCTTTGTCTATTAAATAATGTAAATACGAACCCATAGACATATACTTTTTCTGTGCCATGGGCTTTGCCTTATTGTACACATCAATTTTTATAGCTACAGATTTATACTTAGATATATCTGTCATTTCTTTCTCCTAAAATATTTATTATATTTCATATATTAATAGGTATATATGGGAAAATACCTAATAGTCAAGGATATAATTTAAATTCTAAACCAATAACCCACCCGACATTACCCCCGACTTCATAAGCAGGAGCTATAAACCAATTGTCTTTTTTAATTCTAATCATAGGTGCAAGGTCCATTCCACTGTATCCAGTCACCACTCCATACTCAAAAATAGAATGTTTTTTGCCTACATAAGCGCTAATATTACTTTCACTATTATAATAAACACCAGATATGATGCTATTTACTGTGCAACGTGCGTGAGGATGAATAGAGTTATATTGATTGTCTAAACCAACATGCATTGATAAAGCTAATAAAATTGATAAACAATTCAAAAAACTTAAGTATCCTGTTTATATAAAATATCTTCTAAACTAGCGGCTTGGACGCAATTAAATGACATGGTTACATATTCAGTGAGGTCTGTTAAATCTTCTTGAACCCACTGATAATAATCATTACACTCCTCATAGTTAGGGTGAGTTACCTCAGACGCTACTCTTAAACAACTTTGATCTACTCCCATACCTATGCATACCCAACCAATTAAAAAAAATTTTAACATTAATCTCTTTCCATAAATTTAAACTGTACTCCTAACCTTATCTGCTCCTTGGTCCGGTGTCTATTAATTTGTGTCCCTATGCGACCAGTCTTCCTATATGATTTAGTTTTCACGTCGATAAGTTTAATATCTCCTGTATCGGGATGAATGATCACTAAGTCGATAGAACCACTAGCAGAAACGTTTTTAAAGACCATATAACCCTTCTCAAGATACTCTATGGTAGCTTTATACTCATTAACATCTCCAACTATTGCTTTTTTATTTCTCCCCACGACGATCCTATTTCCATGTCTACCTTTAATGGCACTTTAAGTTCAACAGTGTTTTCCATAACTTCTTTTATCTTTTTAGCTTGATCTGATGATTCAATAGAACAATTTAATTCATCATGCACTTGTATGTGAGATACAACGCCTTGTTCATATAAATCAACCATGGCTTTTTTAGTCATGTCAGCACTAGATCCTTGTATTAATCTATTCAAAGCTTTATAAGTCCATGCACGTTTTAAATCACGGCCATATTCTTTCTCTGCTTGCCATAATGGTAGTGGTTTATGTATTCCAAATGCTCGCGGTTCCCATGTATCAAATCTACATTTACGACCTAGTAGCGTTCTTAAAAACCCTACGTTCTCTGCTTTACGAGTTGCTTGCTCCATGAGCTGTTTTACAAATGGAACATTAGCGTGAAACTGTGTAAACAAATCTTCTGTTTCATCTTTATCTAATCCTAATTCACTAGCAAGTTTACCTTTACCCATGCCATACATCATACCTAAATTAATCGTCTTAGCTGTTCTTCTATCTATTCCCGCCATGTCAGCAACTGCCTGGTGAAAGTCGGGATCCTCATGTTTATAAGACTCTATCACTTCATCCGCGCCTTTTAATCCACCACTAGTTAAAGCTGCAAAGTGAACTAATACACGAGGCTCTTGCTGTGAATAGTCAAAGCTACCCCACTCACACTCTTCATTAGGAACAAAAATAGATCTGATCATTGGTCCGATATCTTTGTTTCTAGCAGGTATTTGCTGTAAGTTCGGACTACTATAACTAAATCTACCTGTGACTGTGCCTCCGGTTTCGCCACGCATTTGATGTATGTCAGCGTGTATTCGACCTTTATGCTCATGTGTTAATATTGTGTCGATAAAAGTCGTACGTGCTTTATTAAACTCTCTTGCTTGCACTATCATTCTTGCTAATGGATGTTTGTGAGTTGTTAAAAAGTTTTTATCAAACTTGGGTTGTCCAGACTTAGGTGTTCTTTCATACCTAATTTTTAATTTATCAAACGCTTTAGCAACGCTAACAGCAGCCCAAACATCAACATCTATCCCTGTATCTTTTTTAATTTGATATAAAATATCTTTTTCTTTTTTATTTAAATCTACTTTAATGTGACTTGCTTTTTGTAAATCAACACATACTCCATTTGTTTTCATATCCAACAAACAAGGAAAGAGCCGTGTTTCAAGATCAAAGATGCTAGACAACTCTTGCTTAATTAATTCTACTTTAAAAAATTGCCATAACCTTAACGTCAAATCAGCATCTTGTTCTGCATAAGGACCCACATACATAGGCGGTAACTTCCACATCTCTGCTTTTGCATCAACGCCCCACTCCTTTGCGGCCTCGTATAATAAAGCCTCTGACTTAGTATCTTTTAGATAATCTTTACCTAACTCGTTTAGCGAGTATCGAAATCTGTTTTCATCTATAAGTGGAGCGGCGATAAGAGTATCAATAATCTTGCCTTTTATTTCTACTCCCCACCAACGAAGCCACCCCACATCATAACTTGCATTATGAAATATTTTATCACAAGGCAATTCCATAATTTTTTTAACTTGTCGTTTAACAATCTTCTCATCAAAATTACCACCGCCCTCATGACGAATAGGAAAATAACCTTTCCAACCATCCACAGCTATTGCTATACCTGCAATGTATCCGTCCCCTCTAGGCCAACCTGGTCCAATAGTTTTAATATTAGGATCACAGGTTTCTAAGTCTATGGCTATCTCTTTTGCCTCTGATAAATCAGGCACCTTTTCAGGTGGCGTCCACTCGCTAGGTGGCTGAAACAAAGGCATTTGAGTCATTAGTCTTCTTTTTCTATTTCAGCAGCTATCGCGGCGTATCCCGCAATATCTATGTACGAGTCTGGTGTTGCTTTATGTTTTATTCTAGCAACCTTCAGTAACAACATACACATAGCTACATCGTGAGCGGAAATATCTTTTCCTAAGTAAGAGCTCCATAAAGCA